TCAGCGGTTGCAGCAACAATGTCATTGACGCCCAGAAGGGTGCCCATAGTCTCCAGTGCTTTAGCAACATAGATTAAGTCTTGAGCAGTATACGTACTAGCTGCAAGGCTAGAAGTAATTTCTGACTTAACCGCATCAATCTGCGTGCTAAGCGATGTATAGTCTGGCATGTGGGATTACCTACCTTCCGAGGTTATTAAAAGTATAGCGTCTTTAAAAATATGGACATCGTAAACAAGGGACATTATGCCTGGGCCTCTGTCCATGAGATACGGGCTGAGATGTTAGCTACCGCAGCACCGATGTTAGTAGCCGTTAGGACCAAAAGGTCTGGGCCGTTTGGATAGGATGGGCTGGAGACGTTTCCATCGCCAGAGATAACGGAGTTACCAAGGTCTCGGATAGTACGAAGGTCGTAGTTAGAGACGTTGTAGTTGGTTCCACCACCACCGTTTTCAGTGAAGAATGAGGCTACAGAGTCACCGCCGATAACACGGCCAGAGGCTGTCTGAACACCGCCCGCTCCAGGACCAGAGTTATCAAAGTAGATAATCTGCGCCAAAGAACCAGAACCAACCTGGTCACGGGTCCAGTCATCAGGTAGGCCAATGTAACCACGCTGAGGGACAAATGATATAGCACCAGATACAGTGCCTGAGTTAGCTACAGACAATGTAACAACGTTAGCGGATACAGTTGCAACTTGAGCGCCTGTACCGATACCAGAGCCAGTTACTGTCATACCTGGAACGATACCTACAGTACCTGTTGTATCACCGATAGTGATGAAGTTAAGGCCCGAAGTTCCAGACACCGAAGAGCGAGTAGCTGTAAGGTTTGCTGGTGTGTAGTTGTTATATAGAATCTGTGCGGGATTCAAAATACCGTCAATACGGAACTGTCCGTTAGTAGAAACACCGATAGAGTTCATTTGAAGCTGCATGCGGTTCACAAGTTCACGAACACCAAAGTTACGAGCAATAGCATTATCTACAGATGGAGCTAGTCGTACCGCAAGTAGCGGACGAGTAACACCAGCGTTTACTGCAAGAAGCTTTGTCATACCACCAGTAAAGATGAAGTTTACGTCGTTATCAAAACGGCCATCCATCATAACTGAGGAACCCCAGTGGCTGATGATAGGTGCACAGTTTTGAAGAATAGACTGAACTGCAACTTGAGCATTTCCACCAACACCTGTAATAGATGAGTCTGGTGTAAATGTCACAGGTGTTGTAGTTCCTGAGAAAGTAAACGGTTGGTCAGGGTAGACGTTTGTGATTGATGCGCGACGCTGAGCAATATTAATTGGATAACCGCGCTTAACTGGGTCATACGCACCAATAGATGAGTAACGCATAATTTCACAGTTAACATCATCTCGAACATATACAAAACCAGCAGGTGGGAATGAACTTGCATCTTCTACATACATAACAGTATCTGTTGCTGCAAGCTGTGTTCCCAAGTTTCCTGTTGGACCAGCGACCATCTTTGTAAAGATTGATGGGTCATTTACAACCTCGTAGCGAGCAGGTAGGTTACCTGAGCGCTGGTATGCGCCGTTGTTAACGTTGTTCATAGGAACGCGGTGACATGAAATAATCTTTCCATTAACACCACGCATACCCCAACGGATAGTTCCTGCACCGTACCATGTGTAGTCGATGTAAACCATCTGCATACGGCCAACGTCTAACTTAAATCCTGATGGACCAAGGCCGTCAAACTTATCAATATTCCATGACTCTTGTGGGAATCTATCATTCTGTGTAATGAGGTAACGAGTACGTGTACCTGTAGCTCCACGGTAAGCAGGGGCAATGTTCATAGAGGTATCTGTGTTAATAGAGATAACCTTGTAAGAAGACCCCTTGATAACAATTGACTGACCAACAGTCAACTGCTTGCGGAACTGAGTATTGAGCCCAACAACAAAGCTTGAGTTCTTTGTTACGTTAATGCGACCAATACCTTCTTTTTCTGAGTGACGGCGGACTGCATACATCTTTGTTCCGTCATACTCAAAGTAGAAGCCGTTCTGCTCATCAAACATACCGCAGCGTGTAACAGCTCCGTACCACTTACGTGCGTGAACGTATACGTTAGTTCCTGCTGGGTTTCGGTCAATCAAAGGCAGGGTTTCTGTAAGAGTTACCTGGTATTCAAAAGTGTTAACGTCAACGATGCGTGTTACAGGAATGTCATTTCCGTTGTAAGGGTTATAGGTAAAGCGAGTCTTAACGCCTTCAATATCAATAAGAACGCCAGCCTGCATGCCGTGGTCTTGAACAGTTCTAACTGTAACAATAGCTGGTCCAATAGAACCACCATTAATTGTCATGTTTTCAACATCGTACACAGGAGTTAACTGAGCACCTGTTGAGAACTGCATTCCCTTACCAGACTGGTAGCGGAAGTAACGGCGAGTCTGACGAACTACTTGAGAACCCATTGAGTTAGTAGCGGTAGAGATAGAAACACCACCGTCAAATGGGCGCTGAACTACATAGCTGTCACCCTTAGTCATGATGAGGGCTGTTGTAGGAACTGATACAGCAGACTGCTGACGTGATAGGGCAAACTCAAGAGTTGTCTGAGTAGGAACCTTAGTTACCTGCCAGTTACCATCAATGCTGTTAGTTCCAGAAACCACAATAAGGTTTCCTGGGAATACGCCGTGTGGCTGGTCAAAGATAACTGTTACTGTTGAAATAGGTGCGCCACCATCTGTAGTAGCTCTCCAACGGTTAAGAGTGTTAACACCACCGATTGGGAAGTTACCGCCAGGAATGTGTGCGCCATCAAAGATGTCTCCACCATAGATAGAGGTCAAAGTACCTGATGCAATATCGCCAGAAACCACACCACGAGCCTGATACTGGAAGGTGGTAGTTGTAGGAACGTTAGCAACTAGAGATGTACCTTCTGCAAGGTAGTTAAGGGTTTCCTGAACAGAAACAATCTGACCCTGTGAAAGACCGTGTGGCAAAGCTGTTGTTACTGTAATTGTAGAACGTGGGCGAACACCATCGCCAATAACAGATACAACGTCAAATGAGTTACCACCAGAGCCCTTAGCAAAGAATGAAGGATACCCGTTTGCTAGGAATAAAGCTTCCCACTTAGATGGTTGTACAGAGTATTCAAAGTCTGTATCCATAAGAGACTGTGGAGTAGATGTGCGGAGTTTCTGCGCTCCGTCAATAAAGGTGTCATCGAAGGTAACCTTCTGATTCTCGTCGTCAATGATGACCTGAATAGTGTCATTAGCGGTCATTCCAGTAGTATCTACTGAGTTGTTTAGCTGAATTACAGTCTGAGTAACTGTGCTACCTTGAGGGTTGGCAATGTTAGAGTCAGGATAGTTATATGTTGCAGAAATCGTCTGAGTAGGGTCAGAGAAGTTAAAGAGAATTTTGTTAGTAGTAGCGTTAACAATAAGGAAGATGTGGACGCGCTTAATATAGCGGTCAATGACAACTTGCTTAGTTGTCGGATTAAATGTGTAATACTCAGGCGCAATATTGCGTGCCATTCATTTACCTTCCTATATCAACGTAATCGGTGGTATCACGGTTTGTACCACGTTAGTAAAGTTAGTTACTGCTCCGACTGGGAAATAAATTCCAGTCTGTAACAGCGCGTCGTTAAGAAGCAGTTGTCCTACTCCACCATCTCCAGCAGGTCCTTGGATACCAGTTGGTCCACGTTCACCTGTAGGTCCTGCAGCGCCGTTGGCACCTGCTGGACCAGAAGCACCATTAGCACCTGCAGCTCCTGCAGGTCCAGTTGGGCCTTGGATACCACTGGCATATACTAGCGCATTCCAGTTCTGTGTACCGTTACCAACTTTAAATCTTCCAGTGTCTAGTTCAAGACCTAGTTCACCTTCCGCAAGCAGAGGGTTAGCTGTTGACCATTGCGTCGCTGTTCCGCGACGTAACTGTACTTTAATTGCCATTATTGAATGACTCCTCCGCTGTCAATGATGTCAACTCCACCATAATTACTTGTTGGGCTGCCAGCATCTACGTTTAATAGTGTAGTGCCTGTAGGGCCTGTTGGACCTAGTAAACCTTGGTTTCCTGTTGGACCTGTTGGACCTTGAATACCTGTAGGTCCTTGAATACCTGTGGCTCCTGTTGGACCAGTTGCTCCTGTAGGACCTGTATTACCAATTGAAGCAGCGACAACAACTAGCCAGTTTGCTGGGTCATCTATAGGTGTTATTCCTGCAGTAGACGCGTTGTTTCTACGAAGGTATGTACCTTTGAGTGTTGGCGTATCGTAGAAAACTGCTTGACCTGGGGAGTAACTAATTCCAGACTGCCAAGTTCCAATAATTGTAAATGGCTGTGGACCAGTTGCACCTGTAGCACCTGTTGGACCAGTTACAGAAAGACCTTGAATACCTGTTGGTCCTGTAGGACCTACAACACCAGTTGCTCCAGTTGGTCCCTGTACTTGACCAGCATTAATCCACTGGTCGCCATCCCAAATAAATAAGTTTCCAGCTACTAAGTATGGGTTACCAGTTACTGGAGATGGAACAGCTGCTTGTAATTCAGCAAATGTAGTAAAGGCATTAAGGATGTTTAATCCACGGCCTTGTGGACCAGTCGGACCAAGAGGACCTTGTGGACCAGTTGGTCCAAGAATACCTTGAGGCCCTGTTGGACCTGGAACAGTTGATACTGGACCAGTGTTACCTGTTGGACCAATAGGACCAACAACACCTTGGATACCTTGGGTACCTTGATTACCCTGAGCTCCAGTTGGTCCTACTAAACCTTGTGGACCTTGAGCACCTGTGGCTCCCGTTGCACCTTGAATTGCGCCAGCGCTAACCCACTGTGAACCACCCCATACAAATAGAATACCGTTGATTAAGTAACCGTCACCAGTTGCACCAACAGGTTTAGCAGCTTGAAGTTCTGCTAATGAGTTGTAGGAACCAAGAACGTAGATAGATGCACCAGCAGGTCCAACTGCACCTGTAGCACCTGTGGCACCTGTAGCACCTGTTGTACCAGCCGCACCTGGTGTACCAGCGTTTCCTTGAATACCTTGTGGACCCTGTGCACCCGTCGCACCTTGTGGACCAGGAGCACCGATTTGACCAGTCGCTCCTGTTGCACCAGTTAAACCTTGAGGACCTGTAGGTCCAACAACACCTTGCGGACCAGTAGGTCCAACTACTGTGCTAGCGGCACCAGTTGCTCCAGTAGGACCCGTTGCACCCTGTGGACCAGCCACGGTAACAGTAAAGACCGCATTTAAAGTAGCGTTGTCTTGAGATACTACGTATAGAGTAGATGGGCCTGTAAATGGAACATCCCAGAAGATAGTTCCAGATGCAGTACCTAGGTTAGTAAATCCATTTGTGTATTGAGTACCAGCGTTATAAGCGCCTGCTGTTGTTTGTACTCTAAATCTATTTCCAACTGTGTCAACAGTTATACGGTAACGAAGGCCGCGGATAACAGTAATAGTTGGGTTTACTACACCATTAATAACATAATTAGGGGTAGCATCGGCAGTAACT